CAGAAACAATTAAGGTAAATTTTTGAACTGTCGATGCGTAGGCCAATGTTCCAACTCTTCTATTGAAAGTGTATGTACCAGGCGTGACAATTGTATCTAAGTTTGGGTCTAAACCTAAGTCTCTAATGCCAACAATTCTTTCAACCCATTTAGAAGAAACACCTGGTATGTCTGTAGAAACTGCCGCCGCATTGCTTTCGTACACTCTTCCGTCTAAAACAACTTGAGCGCCTGATGCAAATGAGGTAGCTGTCCACAATGGAATTTTAGAAACTCCTTTTAATGAAGCTATCCATTGGGCTTCTGTGCCTACAAATCCATTTAGTAAAGCCACCTCATATGCAGAACTTCCGTTAGTTCCTTTTAAGGAAAGTAACCATTCTTCCTCTGTACCTACATACCCATTAATTATAGCCAATTCATAAGCTGATTTCCCAGATGTTTTTGGTACTAATGACTTAACAGCTACATTGTTTTCGACATAAATAAATCCTGAATTGGTGTTAAGTTCTGCTGTTGTAAAAACAATAGATACCCCACCACTATCTTTAAAATTAGTGTAAGTACCTGCGACAATCACATCGCCTTTGAATTTTCCTAAAACTGGTGGAACATCCGAAATATTGATGATTCCCAAATTATAATTGACAATTGAAGTCGCAATTGCTTGTGCTTGTTCCGCTGCATCTTTGGCCGACTGTGATGAATTTTCATCGATGGTAATAACTACACTCATTGTGTTACTGATTTATTAACGTTAATTTTTCCTTCTAAATAATATAAATTGGATGATGGCGTGCTCATCAAAACATCGTAATAATAGAGATCGCTGGTCAATGCTTTTGTTTGTGCTGCAGTAAATTCAACTCCTAGAATATTGCTTTCATCTCCGGTAACTGTCAATCCAGAACCAAGAGAAAGCGTAAGAACCGGCTGTGCGGTCTTCCGTAACTTCAGTTGCAACTTGATTTCTGAATAGGCAGAAAGATCGAGTGGTTCGCCTGGCGCAGTTTCAAATTTGAGATCCACCAAGTGATTTGCATTTTGACGTATAGAAAAGTTATAGGTGCCAATGGTTTCTGCAGATGAATAAGAACCTGATCCTGGAGCCGAAACCGATATGGGACGGAATACAATGGATTCAGATACTTGACGGCTCAAGCAAGTAAGCGTTCCGGCTTCGGCCAGTTGCTTAATAAACTCTCGTTCTAATGCGGTTTCACCTACGAGCTTAATGTCGTCAATACCATTTGCGGTTGCTATCTTTAAAACTTTCATTCGTTATTTTTTATCAAAACTATTGGAATACTGATTTTATAAAAAGGACATGATTTATAGAAACAATCCTGATTTCTTACGGATAATTTTAGCATCGAGTCCCAGTTCTGTCTTATCCTCGTAGCACGTGAACTTTTCAGTATTGGCTACAATAAATTTTTTCAACTGCTTTAAATATTCTTCGCCTGCAGTTTGACGTGCTTTCATTAATCGGTCAATCTTTTCATCTGAAAGTTGGTTTTTCTTTTCCCACGGCAATTGGTCCATGTTGTAAGTCATGGATGCCTCGGTAAAAGAGAAAGCGCCATTTTCGGCAGTTTTGGCAACGGTTAATGCTACCACGGCTTGTGTGGCAATTTCCTGTGCTTTCAAAACAATGTCATCGGCGCTTTTTTCTTTAAGAAAATCAAGTGTGCATTGCCCCAACATGGAAACCAAGTATTGAGACTCGACCTCTCGCATCATTGGCTTAAGTGCGATGAAGGTGTACCGGTTGTTTTGGATATTGAAAAACTTATTGAAATCCTTGGTTTGTGAAACAATCAGGTCTTTGAAAATGGTGTAATAATCGGAATCACTCCACTCTGTAAAATCTTCAGGATTCGACTCCATTATCTCAAAGGCATCGTCTAAAGCTTCGGTGTAGGTTTTTACTAACGAGCGATTGATATCCAATTTATCCGACCACGTTGCAGGAGTAGATTCTGAATTATCCAATTGTTTTGCCCCTGAATTTGTGATGAGAATATTCAGCGTAGGAAATGCCAGAAACATGGCGTAATAAGAAACGGCTTCTTCAAAAAGGTGCCGGACTTCATTTATTGGTTCGTCACTTTCCTCATCGTAAGCATGCTCCACGATTGCATCATATTGTTCACGGCCAATGAGGTTGATCATTATTTTGCGTTCGGCACGTTTGGCATACGGCAATACTTTCTTGAAATCGAAACTTGCCGAAAGTACAATGTGCTTTTTTAGATCGTCGACTGTATTAATAAGCTTTGCCATGTTATTCGTGTATTGTATTTTCTTGACCTGAAGGATTTTTATCTAAGGTTGTAAGGTTAACTCCAGGGAACGCCCCGATTAAATTTTTGTCCCAACCATTAAAGCGTTGCCACAGTTTCCAATCGTCTAAAACATAGACGCGTTTAGGTACCTGATTTGCAGAAAGCACAGTATAACCTTCACGAATATTGGATCCTGAACCTCCAAGGTTTTGACCACCTGGAGTTCCCGCACCAATGATTGCAGGATTTACACCCATTGCCCAAAGTATCTCGGAATTGGCAGCTGAAGCGTCTGGAAGGTAGGAACCGTCTTTTAATTTATTGTCGATTGGTTCTACTTCGATGCCTTTCACAAACTTGCCGCCCTCCTCAAAGATTGGAGCGGTTAATGAACGGCCGCCTGCTTTATTGCCAGACATGTGTTCGTCGATTGCAGTGGCTAATTCTTCGCGAAGACTTTGACGTTTTTCAGCGTCGAAATCGTCCCACTCTTGCTTGTAAAAACTTTCGAAGTAGTAATCAGAAACGTACACGATGTACTTGAAATGTTGCTGATTTTCGAAGATGGCCTGCTTTAATTCTGGTACCGAGTTGGCTACATCCATCCATCCGTTTCGGTCTACAGCATGCCAGTCGGTTTTAATGTAATAAGATTCATCAACAAGTGGTTGTACTGAACATGTGATGAAATTGAAAATCTTTTTTTCTTTGCAATACTCTTTTATTTCATCGGCATTCATTTCTGTATTGTCGATGTATGGGATTTTGACTGTGTATTTTTTGTCTTCGTTTGCCCAATTGGTATTGATATACACGAAAGGAATTACACCTGCTTCATCCATTTTTGCAAAACGACAATGAGCGGCCTTATGTCTTTTTGCTCGAGTGATCAGTTCCTGATTTTGTGACAGGATGTGTTCGGTAAATGACATTTGCCACATTCCCTGATCGGTAATTTTTTCAAAAAACAATTTATCTATATTGTTATCCAGAAGGAATTGCTCAATTTCTGGAAAATCATAAATTAATTGTTCTTCAATTTCAATTTTGGTACTTCCTGCAGGCCTTACTTTTTTATAAAGATGAAACCCGTTTCCATTGATGGCGGCTTTTAGCAAACCTAGACCTCCAACGGCTGCACCGTTTTTTAAATATTTTTTATTGAAAAAATTTTGTGGGTAAAGATTGTCAGTCCCCCATGGTATGATTTCGTCGGTAGCTTCTTGATTTGCGGGATCAATTTTTATTTTAATCGGTGCAGGCCGAACCGAACCCTGAACCGATGTTAAAACCAGTGATGACTTTCCGACGTGGATATTTTTAAAATTTTTCATTTAATAAATTACTTCGTTACCGTTGAATTTTGTGATATACAAAATGTTTAATTTTCTAATTTGCCCTGAAGGCGTTTCTATATTTCTAGTTCTGTTTTGCCAGTGATTTGGGTTTTTTCGTTCGCGCTCATTTCTGTAAAAAAAACTTTTTGGATTAAATTCCTTTCCTTCTAATTTTTTACCGATTAAAAGCCGCGCCCCTTCGTAAACTTTCAAACCGCCCCCGCCTTTATTTTGGCTGTTAAAAGTTCGAAACTCAATATCGAACGGAACCGCCAAACCATTTGCATCCACTTTTTTAATTTCCTCTAAAACTTGTCTCAAAAAAATGCGCTTAACCATGTTTCAAAATTCGTTTTTAATGATATTTATAAAAAGGACATCGAAAAACGCCCCTAAAAATTCCCGTCAATCTCACAATTAAAAAAGCTAGTATTTTCAAAATCAAAATATTAAGCTTTTCAAAATAGCCATAACAATAAAATCTTTCTCAAAATGCGCTTAAACTTCGCGGCTTGCCCCTATTCTAGACCTACACTTAACGTTTGATAAAAAAGCGATATATGTGGGACTAGTTTCGTTAAAACTCAACAAATTCAAGGGTTAAGTGAGGGTATGACCTTTAAACATAGGGATGAAGGTTCTATCATCCTTCTGACTGATCAGTCTGAATACTTGCTTGTGGTATTTCCAATAGAGTGGAATGTCGAATGTATCAGAGAAGTGCGTCGCATGTTCTTGTGCCAAAGTCTTGGACTTCTCGCTTCGCTTATCCTTCACAATCGTGTTGGGTCGACTGCCTTCCATCGCGGGTGCATTCTCAAGTGAGATAATAAGATCCGGACAATTACCCTCATTGATTTCTACAATAGGCAAACCATTAGTGCCACCATGTTTCAATAGGTAATTGATAACGATGAACTTCTCATTGTGTGGTGGATTCTCTGAACCCTTACGAACCTTGACCACTATCTTCCAACCGGCACGTTTGAAACATTCAATCGCTTGCTCAGCAAACGTCACGCGGGAGTTAGGCGTCTTATTGTTACCATTACGATCGAAGTAGAACTCAATCACATTATTGTGCTTCTTCTTATCCTCATAGTATGGAACGAAATGCTTCTCGATGATATCGTCAATAATCTCTGGCGATGTAACAAAGAAAGTCTTCAAGCATCGGTAACGTTCGCCTTGATCCTGTGCCACCTTCATAGTAATGATATTACCCCAGTCAATGGATACAATGAGCGGCTTACTCTTCATGAAGTCTACATCCTGCTTACAATTGAAATCCTTCTTAGTAGCATGAACACCCACCTTCCGCAGGTAATCATAGTCATACGCATCACGATAGTAATGCCGCTTAGGATCTAACTGTGGATAAAAACCATTGGTGGTTTTCTTAGGCCTGATGTTTAATATCTCAGCATCATAATGCATTTGAGACGGTGCATTGTCACGCATACGTTGAAACCAATCCTTAGCGAGATTGTACTTATTGGCAAATGCATTAGCCTTAATAAACAATACTTTCCACGGTTCCCGTTTGGCCACAGCTTCTAGATCCGTGAACCATTGCCCCTTCTTGGTCATCGCTACAGATGAAGCATATATCTCAGCGTTACACAATGGCTTATCAGCATAGAGTCCACCACACGTTGAGCGGTTGGTTGTTTGCACATTATTAAATAATCGTTCCTTATCTAGTAAGGCCGCTTCGTCACCAATAACGAAACTAGAGTTGATACCACGTCCCGCGTTAGGCAAATCATTTGACACCAGGATCATTATAAATCCATTAGAAAAATGGATAACATTGTCCCAACTTTTGGATGGTGCCTGGAACGGCATCTCAAAGCCTAAAGATTTACCACACCTTCCCACCACATAATCAATGTCTTCATAAAGTCCGAACATTTCCAAACCTTCCTTGGTAGATGGTAAGGTTCTGGACAGTATCTGCAGGTAAGTTTCACCTACAATGATACCAGTGGCACGTGGCATCTGAATAACCGCTTCTTTGATAAACCACCCCAAAATAGTAGACTTACCGGTACCACGCGCCCACTCTAAAACAATGGTTTTTATATAAATTAAAACACCTAATAATGGATTATGAACTTTTTGATCTGCCTGATAAATGGCGGTATATTGCGGGCCATTCAATTGAATTTCTTTCCGGGCTTGTTTTACAGTATTACTCTTCATCGTCTTCGGAATCAGGTATTACTTGATATTCTACATCATCGGCCTGAACATTATTGAAATCAAACAAACCTCCTTCGCGCGAAGCTTCCATCATTTTTACTGCAGCAGGATGTGGTTTCAAAATATACACCTGAGCCTGTAACTTCTCTGGATTGAATTTAGGATCCGTATCTTTATCAAAACCACCAATTTTAATACGTTGTTTGATAACAGCCAACTCCAAGTTGCCATCTTTTTCTTTGATGGCTCGTTGCTGCAATCGCATTAAATCCTCTTCGATAAGATATCGTTTAGCTTCTTTCTGGTTGTTTTGTGGATTGCCAAAAACAGACATCGAGTCACTCACATAGCGATACGCTTGAGCTCTCGAACATCCCGTTTCAGTCATAATGGTTTTAATCGCTTGTTCCCTTGAATGATAATTTATCATTAAGTTCCAAGCCTTGTAAACGTTCACTCGAATAGCATCCTGCTTATCCGAAAGAACAACAGCATCGGGCCCTTGCAAATAATACTTTCGTATTTTATCCAAGGTGGTTTCACTCTTATTTTTTACAACAATACCGCTCATTCGTTCAATTTTGATGCAATTACAAGAATGATTGATTGGCAAAAAAGGACAATAAAAAAACCCACTGCTACAGTGGGTTTTTGTTTACCTTAATTTTAAATTAATTTTTAGGTATTCTGTCTGGACGCCTTCCGAGTGCTTCCATTGCTTTTTCCATTGCTAAATTTAGATCGGTTTGACTTTCTTTATCTTCAAAGAAAAAATTAACTCCTATTGCTTTGGCAATTTTCAAAAAAGTCGGAAACGTTGGAGGAAATTTACAACTAAAAAAGCGTGAAACGTGTGAAGTTTGCATTCCAGTTAATTCTGCAATTTGCAAGTTTGATATTTTTTTCTGATGTCTAATTTCATCTAGCAAAAAAACGAGCAACATCCATTGCTCGTTTTGGTTAATTGGTGATATGTTACTCATTATCTTGGTTTAAATATTCTATGATTAAGTCTTGGTTTTCTTCTAAAAGCATCAATGCTGTTGCTTTATTGAAATTGTCGTGTTTCATTGTACCTGCCTCGATGCCTGTCCAGGCGTCCCACGCTGGAGAACTATTAGTGTGTTTTGTAAACGTGAAGTATTCGCTATCGTTAATTTTTACATCTAAAAAAAAGTGATAAGACCCATATCCGCTAGCTCTTTTCATTCCACAAGAGGAAAGATTAATTTCAGTAACGCCTTCAGGAAGTAATTTAGCGACGTTTTTTTCAAAGTTTTTAGAAGACTTGTTTGTGATGTTGTTTGAAACTGTAGTTGAAGTTTTCATCTTAATTTTTGCCGTATTTTCGAGTTGCCGCCTCTTCTTAAAGTTTGCCGTGTAAATCACTTCCTTAACTCTTGTACAAATATACAACGGTTATTCTAATAAATACCATAAATGGTATTTATTTTTGCTTGAAAGTAAAAATTTAACGTTTTAAACATTTTATTTTACTTCACAAAAAAACCATCCATTTCAATTTTGGACAAAATCTGTCCATTTTTCAAAACTTCAAACTGTAAATGGTTTTCCCGCATGTATTTGATGTACCGGTTTACATTCACATCAACAAATCTTGGATCCAGTTCGATAACGCGAGCTTGTCTCCAGGAGATCTCGCACGCTATTAAAGTGGTGCCAGAACCGGAGAAACTGTCGCCTACAATTTCCCTTTGCTTCGAACTGTTTTTAATTAAGTAAACAATCATGTCCAAAGGCTTCATTGTTGGATGCTCTTTACTTCGAAACGGCCGTGAAAATTCTAAAATAGTGGTTTGCTTTCTGTCGGAATACCAATTGTGGGCCGCGCCTTCTTTCCATCCATAAAGCACAGGTTCATGCGTTAGTGGTTCTGGTTCCGGTACCGGTACTTCGCCCTGCAAACAAGGTTCGTGTTTCCATTGATAATCCTGCCTACCCATAACAATGGAATTCTTTAACCAAACCAAACATTGCGACAATTTGAAACCCGCATCTTTCAACGCTTTTCGGAAATTGATTCCTTCTGTATCTGCATGAAAAACATAGATCGCTGCACCAGGAACCGCATTCAAAAAACACTCTCTATAAAATCCATATAGAAAAGTATAAAAGTCATCCGATGACATGTTATCGTTCATAATTTTCAATTTGTCCTTCGTACCGCCTTCATAGTTGATGTTATACGGTGGATCTGTCACCAATAACTGAAATTGTTCGTTTTGCAAAAGCGAAGCATATACTTCTGGTGCGGTGGAATCACCACAAACAATGCGGTGCACTAATTTCTTTTGCAAAGAACGAAACTCATAAACATCGCCCAAAACTGATATTGGATCCTTTGGTGGTTCTGGATCAAAATCACTCTCGCTTTCCTCCTGCATGTGAGCCGGCAAGGTATCTTCTGGAAGTTGAATTTCATCTACATTTAAACCCAACGACATCAAATCGATATCGTCAAAAATAGTGTTCAAAATATCAATGTCCCAATCTCCCACGGCAACATTAGAGCGAATGTTGTACTCCTTAAATTCTTGCTCAGTGAGTTCACGGTTTGGTACCCGAACGTCAATAAGTTCATCGCCTCGACCTATTTCCATCAAAACCAAAACGCGCTGATGTCCGGCAATAATTATATTGTCGGTATTGATTGCAGGAATTTCGGCAAGGTTAAATTTTTCTAGAGAATCGCGAAGCTTCTGTTTTTTGGTTTCAGATAGCATTCTGGGATTGTATTCGTAAGGAATTAAGTCTTTAACTTTCCTTTTTTCTGTGGTCCATTCAAGTGGAGCTAATAATAAATTATTCATTTTGCAATAGATTTCTAACGGTTTCTAAATCGATTTGTAGCTGATGCAATTGCTCAAGCTTCCGATTATACGCGTTAGAAATCAATCGATCCTCTGGATTAGATTTTACCTTCTCATACATTGAATCAATAGTTTTCTGCCGCTTACTAATCTTCGCTTCGAGATTGTTTCGCATCAAAACTATTTTAACCGGAGAAAGCTGTGCAAAATCCTCGCTACACTTTACAGGCATCATCCGATTGTGATCTTTCCAATGATCAAGTATCATCCAAGCCTTGTCGATTTTGGTCCACAAATCTTCAAGTTGGAGTATTATCTTCAATGCGTCCGAATCTTCTCGATCTGGTACCGCATTGAGTTGAAATTTAAGTTCACAGGCTTTGTAAAAATTACTAATTCGTTCCCGATAAACGCTGTGAAGTTCTGCAGGATACAACCCCATGTGTTCTTTATGAAAAGAAACATCTGCTGATTGCTGAATTATGGTTTGCAATAAAGGTTCTTCTTCAACTTTTATTGCGGGTTTTTTTGACGCAGGAACTACTTCTTTTGCTTTTTCAACAGAAGCGGTCATCCCACCCATTGATGCTTTCTTGAGCTCGTATTTGAGTTGGAGAAAAGTAGATGGAGTCTCGCGTTGAAATTTGCGTAACATCATCGCATTGCAGGTAGGCAATTGACTTAATAATGTCAATCCTTCCTCATACGTTCCTGAATTTGCAAACCAACTATTGATATCCATTCTTTTTATTTAAAAAAAGCCTCGAATCACTCCGAGGCTTTTCCACCACTAAATACAAACAAATTAAACTAGAGAAAACAAGTATTGTGAAAAATATTTTTTGGATGTTGCCTTTCGATATCCTGTTTATAATGGACGGGATGGTACAATAGCAATTTATCTAATATTTTTATTTTTGGATTATCAATGAAAATAGAATTCACAACGGCCTCCCGCTGTTTATACAATTCACTTTCAAAATGCTTTTGATAATTAAATCCATCACATCCGTGACTCACGTCTACAGAAAACAATGGTGCTACAAAATCAAAATTTTTCAAAACAAATGATTCTGAATAGTTTTCAAAAGAAGTGACATCTGTCAAAGTCACTTGATCAACAAAAATGGATTTATGCGGAGAAACAACGATGGTTTCATATTCTGCAATAAAATCTCTGGAAGGCTCCATAGCCGACATCGTAAACCCTAACGTAAGGAGACCGAGTACTAAAATCCGTTTCATAATTATTAAAGATTGGTTAAAAATTCGATTCTTTTTTCTGCTGCAGCTGCAACAGCTTTGTTTTTTTTGGCCAAAGCCAAAATTTCTACGTCCTGAACTCTTTTAGCGTTTGAAATCAAATCAACAATCACAGTGGTTGATTCCTTTTTAAAAAGTTCTTCAGCACCAGGAAGCAATCCAAGGTACTTAAATCCTTTTTTGTACACTTTGTATGCACTGTTAGGAATTCCCGTTTGCAAACAAATGCGAGTGCCATCGTTTAAAACGAAAGCACACGGCACTTGTAAGTTGATTATTTCAAAATACTTATTCATTACACAACTGTAGGTTCCTGGATAACTCCAGTGTAAACAATAGGCACACAGTAAGATTCAAAACTAAAGTTGATCATCTTATCGTCTTCACCACCTTTTCCGGTAGTGGCTGCACCTTCAACAATGTAAGCAGGATTGAATTTGTCACCAATCAAACGCTTGGTTCCGTCGCGTTCGGTTACACAAAACACCATTGGTGTATTTTTGTGCGTACGCATAAAGCCTAATGCTTTTTTGTTGTTTCCAGAAATTGAAAAACCGAAAGTACATTTGGTTTTTTTGTTTCCTTTATTGCCCACAATATCCACCTTCACCTCACCAGAGTCTGGCATAATGGTAATTTTACCAAAACCCTTTGTGGCCTGAAACTCGATATCTTCATTAACTGCTACTGCAGTATCATAAGAATATAAAGCTTCTCCATAATTTAAAGGCATTGGAAAATCTACAATTTGAGGATGCACAGCATAGTGTACTCCTACTTCTGAAATTCCCGCCTGTACTTCAGCATTGATGCATGCATCTAAATCTTCTACTGGTATTTCATCAAAACAAGCCATATAGTTATTTTTTTAAGGTTAAAAATGAAAGCCTTCCCGCAATCATTAGTTCCACTGAATCTCCGTCAGCGATCCACTCTTCTTGAGTTTTCAAAACTCCAAGGTATCTGAATTTTGCAGGTGCATCTTCAGTAAACACATACTCCTTACCATTTGAAGCTGTAAATGCTTTATCGGTTTTACCCTCCAAAACCACTTCCTCCACTACTTCAATGCCGTTTGCGATTTTGGCTTCTTTTTCTGCCAAAAGTTTTTCAACTTCCGCTTTTGTCAAAGCTTCCAAATCTTCCACTCCCAAATAAGCAGCCAGATAAGCTACTATTTCCGCATTTCGTGCCTCGTTGTTAATGTCAGCTTGCAAATCTTCTACTTCTTGAATAGTTTCCTGCAATTCCTCAGCGGTTTTGCCTTCCGTTTCTATGTTCAAAGTTTCCGCTTTTGCAATTACTGCACCTTCCTGGTTCACTTGTTCTGGAGCAGCCGCCTTGGTGCTTTCTGCACCAGGGTTTGCTACTGTATTCTTTTTTGCTATTGCCATTTATAAAAGATTAAGCCAGAACTTCTTCTGGGTAATACAATTTATTCAAAGCAGCATTGCCTAATCCTCTGGTTTCACCCACAGCATCGTTCAAAAACACTAGTTCATTCACAGCATAGTCGTAACCAAGTGTAAATTCTCCAAAAACTTTGATTTTATAATCAAGTTTTTGCACGTCGGTAATGGTACCAGGATTCTCAACCACGTCAATAAGACGTATCAAGTTACCGTCAAAAGTTGCAGCAATAACATTATTGCTCATTCTAGGAACGGCAATAATCATACGCTCTCCTAATCGGGTGCGCATTCCTTTTTCACCTTTATAATCGGTGTTTTTGCCAAAGGTATCTTCGTAAAGCAATTTGTAATTCTGAGCATTTGTAGTACTCATTAAAATAGCTTTTGTCAAATCCTTAGCCGCTTCCGGAATTCCTTTTTCAAACTCCAAAACAACATCAAGGATGTTTGTAGCATCGATGGCATCGGTTGGAATTTTGAAACATGGATTTACGGTGTTTGCCAATAAATCCGTGTGAATTTTGTTCAAACCGTTCATCGAAGCACCAAAAACCGTTGGAGTAGCCGCGTTGTATACTCCCGTAACAGATAGAATATTTACATCACTGATCACTTTTGCTTTAAGCATAGTCATCACGTGCTTAGAAATTGATTTGTCTTTCAATTCCACACCTTCATCATACTTTTGCTCAATCCAAGATCCTAAGATTTCAGCAGGCGTAAATGCGAAGTTTACTTTCTGGTGGTAGTTTTTCAACTGTTTTCCACGAAATTGAACATCGGCAGTTTCAGTCCATGTTGCAGAAAATTGCTGAACCACGTGCCCCATCACACTATTTACAGAAGCAAATTCGCCTCTGATTTTGGGAACCAATCGTGCCAAACGATTCAAAAGAATCTCGCTTGACATAATCATTCCGTTCAGAATCGCAGGATTCTGATCTTTAAAACGAATGGTTTCGTTTAATACCTGGTCAATGTTTACAGACATAGGAATATGGAATTAAAGTTTGTTATACAATTCGTTGTGAGCATCAGCTTCGTTGACCAAAGCATCATTCTCTTCAAAAGAATCACCTTCTGATTTTGGTTTTGCAGTTTTGGCTCCTGGCTTGTTGCCATACTCCAAAACTTTAGCACCCAAAAGCGTGATTTTCTCTTCTGTAGTTGCAGAAGCTTCAGCTGTCAGTTTTCCAACTGTCAATGCTGCATCAACTGCAGTTCCAAGTGTAGTGACTTTGCCTTCCGCTTCCGTCACTTTGCCATTTGCAGTAGTAACTGCGGTTTCTTTTTCAACCAGAGCGTTGTTCAACGTCTCAAGCTGAGCCTCCGTAAGCTGCACTCCTTTATTTCCTAGAACCGTGGAAATGGTAGCGATACCTTCATCCTTCAGTCCGAGAACTTTCTGAATAGCCGGGAAACTTTTCGTTTTTTTAGACATAGTCTTCGTTTTTGAATTAATATTATTATTTGAATTACTCGATTTTGAAAGCTCGAAAGCTTTATTGATGGCAGTTTGTAAACTTCCAATTTCATCAACTAAATTTTTAGTCAATGCGTCGGTGGCATTCCAAGTGCCTCCTTTAAAAACTTCTTCAGCAACATTTTTACGGACCGCTTTGATGTCTTTAATGAAATCTTCCGCAATTGGATCCAGTTCCTTTTTAATGTACAATTCAGAATTACCTTTCAATAATTCTTCAAACGATCTGTTTTTTTCTGGAGAGTGTGTGGAATATTCCGTAATGATCTTGGCCCCTTTTTTCTCGTACATTCCAGAAAAATCAACAAAATGAATCATCACACCAATGCTTCCGATATGTTCCGCTCTTTGATTGGCCACAATATGTGAAGCCGCACTTCCGATATAATAAGCTGCAGAACACATATACCCATCGGTATAAGCAACGACGGGTTTTGAAAAGTTTTTTATAAAATCGTAGAATTCTGGAGTTCCAGAAACTTGACCACCACCTGAATCAATATCCAGTACAATTCCCGCACAATTAGGATCCTTCTCAAAACGGCTCATGATAGCCATTTTGGTTTTGGTTCCTGATGGTCCGCATTCCTGGTTGTATTTGTAGATTGGATCTTTCAAATTCACAACAGCAACAAACTGACTGGATGAATCTCCACCAGAATTATATTCTGCTGCAGAAACTAAACCTGCTTTATTACTTTTTATAGAAATAAATACTTCAGGTTCTTTTTTCGATGCATCGGGAAAAATCGCTTTTCCTTCCAAAATAGAAAAGAGTGAAGGCAAAAGAGAATGACCGTATGATTCATGAATGAACCACCGACCATTGATTAAAGAATGTAGATTTTTTACGCTCAAAATGCAAAATTGTTATCGTTACTATTATTAACGATACAATTTTACAGCCGTTTGAGCCTTTTAAAAAGGACAAAGATTTATACCAAAACCTTTAAATAGTAGGCATTTCCAGTACATTCGATACTAAATCCTGAATTGGCTGCAGGATTTACCGTGTTGTCATCTTTAACAGAAAAGAGTAAAGGCTGATCATTGCACCCAAAAATTATTTTGCCATAATAATGATGAAATACCACGATTACCTTTTTATTATTGAAGCGTTCGAGCTTCCGCTGTACTTCTGGTAACTGGTTATTTATAGACATTTCCAATTTATAAGAGCGAATGGTACCTGAATCTACCAACTTAACCGATGAAGGATATTGCACATCCTCAGTCATTGGATTAATAAGTAACGCTTCGGCATCATCAAATGTGATGTCGCATTTTTGTAAAACATGCGATAACGGGTAAAAAACTTTTCTCGAATCTAAAATGGAAATTCGAGTGATATTTTTGTAATCTTCGGAAATTGATGCATCAATCATAAGTAGAATTATTTTAGGTTAAACCCTTGAAAACAAAGGGACAAACTCGGAAATTTTTATTTTGTACCTTACTTTTTTAAGTTTCGACCGATGTCTTTTTTCAACGTTTCAAACTTGATATCGTCTTCGGAAATATTGTATGAAAATAGAAATTGGCGAAGCGATTCGTCTTTCGCAATATGATATTGAGAATGACTGATGGAAACATGCGATCGCATCTCTTCTCTAAACATATCATCCATCCGATTGTTGAATTTTCTCACAATCCGCTGATCGATATAAATCCCATGGGTCCCCATATAGCGAAATGAAATTTCTACTGGGAAAGTGATCTCTTCAGAAACGGCCTGATAATCGGAATACCGCTTACTTAAAATATCCAGAACCGTCGCTCCAAAGAAATTACCGGCACTGGCCACAAGCTTTTCGCCCACTTTACTTTGCAAATACTTATACACGTGAGGCTTAACAGGAAAATTGATTACTACAACCGCTTTATCACTCATAGATTTATGTATTTTTTTTTTGAAAAAGAATTTTAAAACACAAATATACAGTAAAAAATGTATGTTTTTTTAAATTTTTGGTTCAACAGTTCAACATAATGAAAATCAAAACATTAGTATTAAAAACCCCGTTGAACCTGTTGAAAATACCCTTGTTTTGTTGGAACCTCAAGAAAAGGTTCAACAAGTTCAACAAATTCAAAGTATTGATTTATTGAGTTAAAATACAATAAATCAAATAATTGTATAATATATGTTGAACTGTTGAACTGTTGAACCTTTTATTACTTGGATTTTGCCCGCTCTATCTTTCGCATACTTTTTTTATTTAGGGGGTGCGGGGGAAATAGGTAAAACGCTACAATTGAAACTTTAGTTGTGTAACTGCTGAACGGTACCCGGTAATGATTGCTATTCGTTGGGTCAACTACTCAACTGCTCAACATTCTGGCAATATCTTTTTAATTTCGGGGTGCGGGGGAAAATAAAAAAACCACTCGAATAGAGTGGATTGGTTATGAATTTGATCTAGAATCATTCTTATGAATAAATAAATTTTTTATACGTTGGTTTGGCTGTTTGCCTCACAATCCTATTCTGTTTAATTTCTGTTATCGTTTTATCCAGTACATCTTCAATAGTACCGTAAACTCTAAACCCTGATTTTGTTATTGCAATTGTCCAAAAACTGCCGTTGCAGTACATGTAAAAACCAGTTCCGGAAGTTTCGTTTATCAAGGAGTTTAAGGTATCAAACTTGCTTTGGACATCAAGGCTCATACTATAAAATCATTAGGTTTTTCGATTTGCTCAAACTCATAAACCCACACGAATGGATTGACGTTCCAAGAGTCTTTGCCGTTGATGGATTGCCATAAAGACTTGAAAGAATTAATTGGATTATTATAATCTGATTTGTATCCGTGTGGATTACATGGGTTTATATAGTTCTTCCATTCTCTATACTGTGGATACATCTGTGGTAAAATTTCTATTATTCCTTCCGCAATAGCATCGCTCTCACTGATTTCCTGCAATCGCTCTACACGAATACTTTTTATTTTTAAAAAAATACGGCAGGCAGGTTTAGGCATGAAGATGGAGGGTTTCCATTTCAACTCCCAACCTTCATCGTTTGAAGCTTTGTAAATAAAATCGCCTTTGAGTTTTGGAGCTTCGCACTCGTAGAACGTTTCGCGAACCCAGAGAACATCGCCTACTTTGTAAGGACATTCAGATACGTGATAAGCTCTAAGTCTGTGAGTAGTTGTTCCATTTTCGTTTTTTACAGGTGCAGGAACATCATTTTGAAGTTCCACTAGTATTTTTGTTTTTCCAGAATGAATTTCTTTCCATGTCAGATCTGTATTAGAATACTTCTTTTTTACAACTCTTCTGGTCTGCGTTTTTCTGCCATCGAGCAAAGCTTGAACCATCGGGGTAGAAAATAGTATTGGGTGAAATTTAGTTTTCATCGTTAAAGGGGTTTTTCGTTTAATAATAAAACAAGGCAGGTTACTCCTAGGAGAAAACCTAACAAGAACCAGAGTAGTCTTGTGGCTCGGTTGTCTAATCTTGTGTTGTGTTCGTTGGCATACTCGTTGCCGTGTTTTTTTAAGTTTTTCATAATTTTGAGCTGTAAATGATTAATTTTTTTAGCCTTTTATTGCTTAATAATGTTCCGTTGATGTAGTAGGCTTTCCGGTTTGGGTTCCAGGTTAATCTTCTAAAAACTTTGGTTCTCTTTTTAGGACAATGCTCGAGCTGGTACAAAAAACCATCCTGCAACAACACGATATAATCGTATATTTTAAATGTTGCAGTTGTTTGGTTTTTAGTGTTTTGCATAAGTTAATAGCGGGTGTTAGAGAGTTAGCACTCATTATTGCTCCGACACAAATACCTTCCAATCTTCGGCAGATATTTCTGAAATGCTAATCAAAGTTACTTCGTACATATTCGGAAACTTTTCATTTGAAAGTTCAATACACCTTCTAAATGCTGGATGTCCGTATGTAGTTTGAATATCGAAATTGTTAAATCCTATTGTCCCGTTTGGATTTTTCCCCATTGTGCATACGAAAAAAAAACGAGTGCTAACAGCCGTTTTGTCTAATGGCTTGGCTTGGGTATTATCTGAAATCATAATTTTTAAATTTAATGTTAGTTTATTTTTGCGAAGTCTAGTCTTAAATTACGCCACTAGACAAAGCGACCGAGCGTTAGTGATAATTCACAAGAGAATCTCGTAAAAAAGACATTGCTTCGTCTAAATCATTCGTCCATAAAACATCGTTATACGCGTGTACTAAGTATTTGCATTGAGCAAAATAGCCTTCTCCGTAAATCTCATAAACTTCAATATCTAAAGTTATTTTTGGTGATTCCATTTTATTTGTTTAAATAAACTATCACTAACATATAATTGTAGCAATAGCTTGATTGTTGTTTAATTTAATGTTTTGCGTTTTTTTGGTTTTATCGGTGTTTACTCCGATGATAGTTTTGTGTCAGCACGCTACTGACTACAATTATCCGCCGAACGTTACATACTTAAAGATATGGCTTGTAGATCTTCATCATAAGCATTGATTTCGACCATTAGTCCAGGATAATAATCATCTTCAGAAACTTTAATTCTTCCTGGTTTATATTGATCGAGCAATTCTCCTTTTTCCATTCTGTGAAATCTTTGTTTCACATATCCAAATCCTTCCATCCATTCTGCTTTTCCTTGACAGGAAATGGATGTTGCTAAATGCTTAGCAATATCTTCAGCATCTTCTGATTCGTAAATACTATCATTGAATTGCTGAATAAGTCCTTCGTTCCAAACATCCGTGTCGATTTCTATAATGTATTCATCCACACGGGTTACTTCTACTCTGTATTTTTTTAGTGCCATTTTTGTTGTGATTTTTTAGTGATTAATTTTTTTTGATAAATCGAGCTTGGCAACATTAAAACGGTCGCCAATCTTTTAATTTTACCTTACCCCTCTAACATTCGACCGTTTGTGGTTCATGTACACCTCCCCTTTTTTTAGCAGGGATTTAGGGTAATTTTTGATAGGATCCTTTCGGTTTACTTTGATATCCTTTGGCAAATTAGTGAAGTTTTCTACACGATAGTAGGTCGTGTCAGTTCCTACGATTTGCTGCACCACATATCCGGTAACTGTGTGCGTTCGGATGTTGGTAGACTTTACACTTTTAATGGTGTCCTGTGCTGTAGCTAACACAGTAGCTAACAATAGAAATAATAATTTTTTCATGATTCTAAAACTTAGGATTATACAACTGGCTCAATTTTCCACCCTTCAATGGTATTGAAAACAACTATTTCGCCTTGTGGGTTGGTCCACTCACGGCCTTTGAGGTTTACTTCAATTTTTACTTTTTGTCCTGGTTTAAAGTTGTCCAGAAGCGAAACCTTACCTTGATTAAAATTGATCGATAATGTTTGAGCATATTGCTCTTCGGTAGTAACGTGAATCTCACGAGTTTCGAAACCGTTTGCACCAACTGTTTTGGTGTCTAAAATTCTTTTGATAACTGCTGTAATAGCCATAATAATTGTTTGTTTACTTAATAATTGATACTTGAACTTCTATTTGATTTAAATACAACTCCTCAATGATTTCGGAGTTAACATGGCAGTTGCCAGAGATTTCGCGCCAGCGGTTAATACCGAGGTTTTTTGCAGTAAGAAGTCCGTTTTGGATGCCTCTTATGTTTTGTCCTGTGCCATAGATGGCTTTTTGAAAACTGGATAATTTCTGGAAAGCCTTTGATGTTTTCACTTCTTTCCGAAAAAGCAAGGGAATGGTTTTGGTTACGTTCATCGCTAAATGATTTTAATTTATATTTAATTTAAAATGGTCTCAAAGACATTGAGTATGATTGTTTCATTTTTCAAAGCAACGGTACCGATGTGAATCCTCCGTGCTTGCTGATTTTCTGGGACAGATTCACCTTTGCTAAAAACCTGAATTAATCGTTCTTCGATTTTTTCTTCTTTAGGATCCACCAATGCCCAAAGGCAAATCGTTTCATATTGTTTTTGAACGGATTGGATTTCAGCTCCTTTTGGTAGTTTTAATAGTGAACTCGTTTTTTGAGGTACTAGGACTTTCCATATTACTTTTTTCATAATTCTAATAATTTATTTTTTATACATATTTCTTTGTACAACTCTCTTATTTTGTCCCAAACCGATGGCACTTTTTGAGAAACATTTACCAGCCCTTTGGTTGTTTTTATAACTACATTTTTACTGGATTCTTTGTCCTGGTAAAATTCAGACCCCTCCTTTTCCTTCCCGCGGGTGTTGATGATAATTTTATATCTGGCTACATTGCTAGGCTTCGGATAAATCGAGATATTGGCATCTTCACAAGCTTTAAAATATTTTGAAAATTCTTTGTGGTCCATCGGTTTGGGTTTTAGGGTTTAAAATCCTTCTGGTAAATCAATGTCTAACTGATCGTTATTTGCGTCTGGCAAATTCAAAATATTCATTCGCTCCATCATGGAATAATTGAAAGCATATCCTGATGTGCATTTATCGCCAATTCTGCGAGAGGCAAACAATCCGATGAAGTATTTTTTTGATTTTAAATAATTCCTAATTGTGGTTGCTCCAATGACTTCTTCGCCTTGACGTTTAGAAACTTCTTTGTGGTAATCCTGGTGGACTTTAGAAAAATGCAGAAACAAAATTTTGTCTCCATTTTTATTTTTGTAAACTTCCTTAGATCCTTTTTTTGGTATAAATTCAAATGTTCCCACACGTTCAATTTCGTAGTCTCTACCTTGCTCGATCGAGCGTTGAATTGTTGTAGTGGCCAAATATTCAATAACGCGCCAGAAAGCAGCCAAACCGTCGGTGTCTGTAATGGTTTCGGAATTATCCAAAATACTCTCACGCACCAGTTTGAAAAAGTCTGTGTATTTATAAGGGAAATTAAATTTGTCTTCAAACATTTTTACAATCACCAGGAGAATCATGTAGTCGTCAAAAACTCGGTTCTGATACTCAAGGTCTTTTAAAGCAATTTTCATTTCCTTTTGTACTTCGTTGTAATACTTGGTTAAATTTTGGGTTACAAAATCACGGTGCCGAATAACATCCAATACAAAAGAGCTGATGCCTATTTTGTTCCAAGCAATCAATTTTCCGTACTCTTCCTTTTCCTGCGTGGTAAATTCTTTGTTTTCGAAATTGGCAATCACCGATCTTGAAGGTAAAGCTCCATCGTCGCGGGTTGGTAGATACTGACCGGAATAATAAACTGCAGAATTTATTTTATCAACCGACGTTCGGTTACTGTCAAATCCCTTTCCTTTTTCACGACCTATTCCGTTCCAAGATCCTTTAAGCGTTTGGTGCATTGCTTCGTCAATATCGTCCCGCATTTCGTCGCAGAAAACAATTGTGTTTTTGCATCTGGTTAATCTTCTGGCCAATCCTACCAGAGTGGAAGTATTGAGTTCCAACGGGTTCAAATCGTAATAAAAGAAAGCCTGAAGGCAACTTCCGAAACCAGATTTCCCGCTGTCTTTTTGACCAAATCCGCCAAATAATGTGAAGTAGTTGTAATGTTTCAAAAACAAGTCTCTAAAATTGGCCGCTATGGCAAAAGCAACTCCAAGCCTGCCTCTGTCTCCAAAAACTTTCACCATTTGGCTCATCCACTGATCCAGAGATATTGGAGCGATTTTATACACAAAATGACGGTCATTTTCGAACGGGTCATCATCTTCACGCGCTGACTTGTATATTTCTGAATGCGATGGAGAATAAAAGTGCGTGATGTCGTTACGGTATTCGCTGTCTCCTTTTTCAAGGCCTTCAAGGTTTACAATGCCATATTTATTGACTTTGTGAAAGCTATTCATGTGAAAAATACCGTCGGCAAAAGCAAAGAAACCTTCTTTTTGGTGGCCTAATATTTTCAATTCCGTAGCCGTGATAAAGTCGTTCAAAAGCTTTTTAGCTATCAATTGAAAATCATTTACAGACGTTCCTGGTTCAAAGAAAAAGAAACCTTCCATGATCAAGCGTTCCTTGAATTTTGTAAAATTGATTAAATCAGTGGATTCAAAATCAATAAGACGTTTGTGTCCCAGTTCATTTATTACTTCACAAAGGCGTTTGTTATCTTGACGGCCTTCTACGTGAAATAATGGAACCACTCGAAAGTTGGTACCTTTCATAAAACCACTTTCTTTTCTGAAGTAGTAGGCATTACCAATTTCGCAGAAACGATCGGTTAAAAACTGATCCTTGTCAGCTCCTTCTGGCAAACCCAGAACTTCATACTCTTTTTTCTCTTGATTTTTGCCTTTCTCTTTTCTGTCGCGTTCCTCTTCGTCTTCGTTGTATTTGATGATGTCTTCAATTACTTTTGGTTTCTGATCTAAAATTTTAGAAACCATTTTAACGTACTCTTTTTGCGCGATTTTGTTGGGAATCAAATGCAAAGTATTGGCCATTGCTTCTACCGCTTCAGAAACCAAGCGAGGTTCGTATTTTGGAAAATCAGACAGCTGCTGCATCATTTGTTTTTCCAGACTTTGAATCTCCTTGAAAAGTTTTAAGTTTTCAGTTTTTGCAAACTTCTTATCCATGGCATTCAATGACTCCATTGCTTCGTCGGTAATCATTCTGGATCTTAAATCCTCGATTTCCTTGTCCAAGTTTTCGCGCAATGTTTTCTCGAGAAGTACCAACTCAGGGTTAATGGTTTGCTGTTGCAAAACTTTGGCACGCCAAAGGATGGCATCCTCTTTATTTTTTTCGATAAAAGCATTGATGTTGGTTTTTCGCGCCAAACTATCTGGATCGTCGCCTGCAGGACAAACTACAATTTCAACTTTAAAACCTTCTTTAAGCAAAATATTGAGGTCCCGGTGAGCGGCCTTGGTTCCTGCTGTATCTCCATCGCGAAACAAAATCGCGTGTTTGCAATAACGGCCCAATAATTTAGCCTGATACTCGGTGAAAGCCGTTCCGCAACTTGCTACGGAATTGGTAACTTCATTTTGATGCAAAGCGATTACATCGGTATATCCTTCGTTCAAAACTGCTTTTCCAGATGCAACAATTGTCTTTTTGGCTTGCCAAAGTCCAAACAAAACTTTGTCTTTTAAATACAATTTTGATTCTTTAGAATTCATGTATTTAGCAAACTTTTCATCTGCTTCTAGGTTTGATCTGCGACCGCCAAATCCAACGATATCACCACGATCGTTGTGGATAGGAAACATAATACGGTTTCTGAAAAAATCATAGGAAGCACCGTCCTTGGTAATTGTGTAACCCAAAGTTTTGGCTACTTCAAAATTTCCGTTGTTAATTACAGGCGTTGAAATATAGCTTGATTCATTTGGAGCGAAACCAATTTCGAATTGCTGAATTGTTTCTTCTGTAAATGCCCGATCCTTCAACAAAAGTTCTTTTGCCCAATGTTCAGCAGGTAATTTGTGATAGGCAATTTGGTATTTTTCGGAAGCGAAATCCACCAACTTTTTCATCAACAGAAATTCGTCGTTGATTTTTTTAGCATCCTCGGATTGCTCTTCATAGTCCAGCGTAATGTTGCAAATGGCAGCTGCTTTTTCAATAGCGTCAAAAAACCCAATGGAATGCCGTCTCATTAAAAAATTAACCGCGTTGCCTCCGAAACCTGATGAATAATCGAAGTAGCTATTTTTTACGGTATTCACACAAAAACTAGGCGTTCCTTTTTCGCCCGAAAATGGCGACAAACAAAAATAGTGTGTTCCTTTTTTCTTGAGTTCTTCTGATGCTGAAATAACGTCAAAAATGCGAGCTTCATCCAGTACGTTATTTATCGAACTTTGTTTTATAAATTTCATACTAGGATAATAAATGTGTTCTTAATTCCTCAAGGCTTTTTAATTCAGTGCGGTAACAAGCGGTCAACTTGTCCATTTGTGCTTCTGTAAAAAATCCAGACTTTTCGACATTGTCGATTTGATCGTTAAGCAGGGCAATTTTGCTGTCTATGTTTTCAAGGGTATCGTTCATGGGTTTTTGGTTTTAAAAGCCTGCTATTTCTAGCAGGCGATGGTAAATAAAGTCTCAAGCGTACAGCTTGATTCAAAAAAGGATAAGAACGTGGGTATTATTTTTTGGAATTTTTTTGAGCAATTTTCCTTCTGTAAAACTGCTTCATGATTTCTTTGTCTTTCTGGGAAAAATCATCACTCATTTCGATCTCATTTATTTTTATCAAATAAATGGTCTCAACTTGTTTTGTAGTCATTCGGTACATGGTTTTGCGTTTAAGATTTGGAGTTCAAAAGCGTAGGCTACTAGTCTGGGTCTAGACATTACCTCTAGTTTTTCAAAAAGGCGTTGCTTCTTGATTTCAAAAGTGTTTATGGAAACTTTCATCTTTTGAGCGATCAAAGTAAGTTTGTCATCACTGGCCAAATGTTTGATCATCTGAATTTCAAAAGGCGAAATGATTTGACCTTTGACTTTGAAAAAATTGCACACAATTCCTTCCATGTCGCAATTTCCTCGGAATCCACATTCGTGGTATTCTGATTCGGCCAAAACACCATCTTTATAATCTGCATTTAGGTCAAAACCGCCAAAACGACATTCGGCAAACTTTTCCAATCGGGAGCGCTCATTTTTAAAACCAGCCATTTTAAGTGACTTGACAATTGAATGATTTGCATTCATTTCTGCTTTCAAAATATCTAAGAAAGCAAATGGCATTTCGAAAAGATGTTTGACAACACCATTATGAATACCTAGTACAGAATCGTTTGCTTTAAACAATTCGATGTTTTGGTCTATTAAACCCGCAGGAATTTGTATATTTGTCATCGCTAAATGATTTTAGAAAACCTCGAAGGCTTTAATTAGTTTGAGAGGTTTTTTTTGTTTTAGACCCAAATCTTTTAAGTTTTTCAACGTTGGCCATTCCCACCTGAACAATGGCATTCATGACTTCCTCATTAAAAGCATCGTCCTGATTTTTAACCATTGTGATGTAGCGTATGGAATAAACTTTATCGATTAAACCCGCTTCTTTTTGCTTGGTTAAAAGTTCAATTACTTGCTTGATGTAGTTGAAAGGCAAGTTGTTTAATGCCTCTTTAATGGCTTCTGGGGTAAGTACCCTAGTATCCATTTCCTTAAAATTGCTATCTTTGTGCTTCATTGTTGCGGTTATTTTGCTTTAATACTGCCACAAATATACATAGATAAATGTGTAAAACAAGTAAATTAATGTATATTTTTAAAATAAATACATAAATGAATGTAGATAGCGAGAAAATAAAGATGCTCATTGAGCACTACGGTAAGCTTAAAGGGTATCCTCAAAAGTCTTATTTAATGAAGTTTGCAGAAGATTTCGAACTGAATTACAATCAGTGGAATGCTTACACAAGAGGTCAACAAGTGATCGGGTTAAAAATCATACATATTTTAATGGAAGTTTTTCCCGACTTAAATTTGAATTGGCTCCTAAAAGATGATTATAACATGTTTGTTACTGAAGAAATATCCAAAGTTTCAGAAAGCGACCCAAAATATTCTCCACAAATTGTAGATGAGTTGTACAAAAGAGTAGAAGTACTAAACATTAAAATGAAGGAAATCAATAAAATTTCTAAGGTTTAATAAAGAAATCGACACAAAACCAACACATAAGTTTTTTAAATATTTAATAACCAGCTTGTTGATTTGTAATAAAATGTACTGGAGGTACCACAAA